CAAATATGTACTTCATATTACCTCCGTACAGACTGCACCCAAATTACTATAGATATGGAAGAAAATATGATCATGAATGTTCCTTCTGCACCTGAGATGCAAGGGACTCCTATGACCCCCGATTTATCTATGGAGATGCAATCTGAAATGGGGGATATGACACAAAACGAAATCCAAGAGGCTCAGGGAGCCCTCATGCAGATATTACAAGTTATTAACATGTTGATCGAGCAAGGTCTTAATCCAGAACAAATAAAAGCCTTTCTAGAGCAGTACGGTATCTCTGAAGAAGAATTAGAGCAAGCAGCTCAAGCTCTTGGTGTAGATATTGATATGGTACTAAGCGGTCAAATGCAAGCACCTCAAGAGCCTATGATGATGGCTGAGGGTGGACCAGGAGTTTTAGATCCTAATGATTTACCTGATAATATTAAAACGCAATTAGAAAACATTTATAGAAAACTATATTTAGCAAACCCAGAAAAAGATAGAAATAGAAGACGAGCTGATTATACTCAACTTACTGAAGAAGAAAGAGAACTTCATAAACAATATTTAACAGGTAAATTACGTAGAGATGCACCCTTAATAGCTAAATATATGGATTTAATTGGTTTTGATAATATAGGTGACGATAATCCTTTGCTTGCAGGTGCTAAAGTAGCTTCAATTGCACTAGGATTATCTGGAGCACTACCAACTTCAAGAATTAGGCGTAAATTTAATCCAGATGCAGGTATTTTGTCAGATCCAATTAGAGATAAAGCGTTAGCAGAACGTAAAGAAATATACGGATATGCAACTGGTGGTCCAGGCTTGGACGAAAAAAAAAACTAAATAGTCCGCCTAACCTAGGTTCAATAACTCCAATATCTCCCTTTGAAATGACTGAGGCTTTTGGTGGGCCACTTTATCAAATATTAAACCCTGGTGCTCAACAGTTAGTTGATAGATTTGGTTTACGTGGTAAAGGTTTGTCAGGAATGATGGCTGAAACTTTTGGCCCAGGAGGTAAAATTAAACTCAGCAAAGCAGCTTTAAAAAAAATAAAACCTCTAATACAAGAAAGAAAAAAAGAGTTAAAACTTTCAGAAAATTATGATCCTGACGAAAGGCTAGCTGCTCAAGCAAGAGTAAAACAAATAGAAAGAAAAATAGATAAAATTATAGCAGATGACCAATCCTAATTTTTCGCACCTATCTGATTCAGAAATACGCGAAACTCTTATGTTACAAGAGCGTCTTGCTCTAATAGAACAACAAAAAGAGTGCCAGGGTTCTTTCCTAGAATTTATTAATTACATGTGGCCAGAATTTATTTGTGGTCGACATCACAAAATATTTGCACAAAAGCTTGAAGAAGTAGCTGAAGGTAAATGCAAAAGGTTAATTATTAACATGCCACCCAGGCACACTAAGTCTGAGTTTTGTTCAACATATTTTCCTGCTTGGATTATGGGTAAACAACCAAATCGTAAGATCATGCAGACTACCCATACAGGCGAGCTAGCGGTACGTTTTGGCCGTAAGGTCAGAAACATGATGGATACCGAAGAATACAAAAAAATATTTAGCAAAGTAGAACTACAAGCTGATTCTAAGTCTGCTGGTCGTTGGGAAACCAACAAAGGTGGTGAATACTTCGCAGCTGGTGTAGGCGGAGCTATTACAGGTCGTGGTGCAGATTTGCTCATTATTGATGATCCACACTCCGAACAAGATGCTCTTAGCCCTACCGCTATGGAGGCTTGTTGGGAGTGGTACACCTCTGGTCCAAGACAGCGTTTACAACCAGGCGGAGCTATTATTTTAGTTATGACTAGGTGGAGTTCTCTTGATTTAACCGAAAGGCTTTTAGAAGCTCAAAAAGAAGAACTAGCCGACCAGTGGGATATTGTAGAGTTTCCTGCTATCTTTGAAGACTCTGGTAATCCTTTGTGGCCTGAGTTCTGGGATATAGAAGAACTAAACAAAGTAAAGGCCTCTTTGCCTACCCAAAAATGGAACGCCCAATGGATGCAGACACCAACCGCAGAAGAAGGCTCAATTATCAAGCGTGAGTGGTGGAACGTGTGGGAGCATGATTCCTTGCCACCTGTAAAATATATTATTCAAAGTTACGATACCGCCTACAGTAAAAAGCAAAATAGTGACTATTCTGCTATTTCTACTTGGGGTGTGTTCAACCCAACACCTGATGATCCAGATTCTATTATTTTACTAGATGCTCAAAAAGGTAGATGGGACTTTCCAGAATTAAAACGGATAGCCTACGAAGAATATAAATACTGGGATCCTGATATGACCCTGATTGAAGCCAAGGCATCTGGTACACCCCTTACACATGAACTGCGTAGATTAGGCATACCTGTCGTTAATTACTCCCCAACTAGAGGCCACGATAAATCTACCCGTATGCACTCAGTAGCACCTATCTTTGAGTCTGATTTAGTCTGGGCACCACAACGTAAGTTTGCTGAAGATATGATAGAGGAGTGTGCAGCATTTCCTTTTGGTAAAAATGACGATTTATGTGATACTATGACTCAAGCCCTAATGCGTTTTAGGGAAGGTGGTTTAGTTTCGTTACATGACGATTATATGGACGAGCAAAAAACCCTAGTTAAGAGGGCATATTATTAATGGCAATAGAAAAACAACCAGGTAACGTACCTACATCTGAAAACACGCTAGAAGGTACCGAAGATATGCAAGTCGCTATTGAAGCGATTGAAGAGGCAGGCCAAGACGATTTTGAATTACAAGAGGACGGTAGTGCAGTCCTTGGTCCAGAAGATGATGTGGTAATAGATACAGGCTTTGATAGTAATCTAGCTGAATCTTTAGACGATAATACCCTTAACACCATATCTATAGAACTAATAGCAGGTATAGAAAAAGATAAAACGAGCAGAGAGGATTGGGAAAAAACCTATACAGACGGCCTAAAGTATTTAGGTATGAAGTTTGATCAAGAAAGATCAGAGCCTTTTGAAGGTGCTTCAGGTGTCATACATCCACTATTAGGTGAAGCAGTCACTAATTTTCAAGCCCAAGCATACAAAGAGCTATTACCAGCTAACGGACCTGTAAAAACACAAGTAGTTGGTAAATATGATGCGGTAATCGAAGAACAAGCACAAAGGGTATCTGATTTTATGAACTATCAGATAGTGCATGTAATGGAAGAGTTTGATGAAGAGCTAGACCAAATGCTATTTTATCTACCTCTTGCTGGATCTGCGTTCAAAAAAATATATTATGACGAATCATTAGGCCGTGCAGTATCAAAATTTATTGCACCAGAAGATTTAATCGTGCCTTACTTCTCAACTGACCTAGAATCTTGTCCAAGAATCACAAATGTGGTCAAAATGCCTGAAAATGAGGTTAAAAAGATGCAAGCTTTAGGTTTTTACCGCAAAATTGAGGTTGGAGCCTACGATAACGAGGAATATAGCCAAGTAAAAGAAGAAATAGACGAGCTTTCAGGCCTAGAACCATCTTATGATATGGGTGAAGTATCGGTTTTATACGAAGTCCACTGTAATTTAGATATAGATGGCTTTGAAGATATGGACGAAATGGGTCAAATGACAGGTGTAAAGCTACCATATATCGTAACTATTGATGCAAATACTAACAATATTCTTAGTATTTACCGTAATTACGCTGAAGACGACCCTATGCGTAAGAAAATAGAGTATTTTGTGCATTTTAAGTTCCTGCCTGGTCTAGGATTCTACGGTTTTGGTCTAACTCACATGATTGGAGGGCTTTCAAAGGCTTCAACCAGTATTTTAAGGCAGTTAATAGACGCTGGTACTCTTGCAAACCTACCTGCAGGCTTTAAAACCCGTGGTATTAGGATTCGTGACGAAGATACACCCATACAACCAGGAGAATTTAGAGATGTAGATGCTCCAGGTGGTTCCTTACGTGAATCTATACAACCATTACCATTCAAAGAGCCAAGCGGTACTTTATTAAATCTATTAGGTATCTTAGTAAACGCAGGACAAAGATTTGCTTCTATCGCAGAAATTAATGTAGGCCAAGGTAATCCAAATGCACCTGTAGGCACTACATTAGCCTTATTAGAAAGATCAACCAAGGTATTATCTGCTATACACAAAAGACTACATAATTCTCAAAAGAAAGAGTTTCGTATCTTAGCTAACGTATTTAAAGAATATTTACCAGAAGAATATCCTTATAACGTGGCAAACGCTAACAACACCATTAAATTAACTGATTTTGACGATAGAGTAGATATATTTCCTATATCTAATCCAGATATATTTAGTCAATCACAACGTATAGCTATGGCCCAAGAAATGATGCAGTTAGTC